CTCAGCGCGAAAATCTCCCCCCGTTCTGGGGGGTACAGGAGGGAGGTGAGGGGGTGCCCCCTCGTGCACGACGGAAGTTGACGCCGGTACCAACTACGCAGCGTGAGCGCCCCCAGGATCTTCGGGACGCGGTACAGGCGACTATCGATGCGATGACGTGGTTGACGCCGACGGATGGCGCCTTGAAGTCGTTAGCGCTGCATTATGCAGAAGAGATTGAAAAGGCGGCTGATCGGGGCGACGAATATGCCTCAATTGTGGTTGACGATCAGTCGATGTATAAGCGGTTGCAGAAGCTTGAGGCCATGTGCGACGTGACTAAGACGGTTGGTTGGCTTGGTCCGCAGCTGCAGGGGGTGCTTCGGGATCTTGGTGGTACGCCGGCGGCTCGTGCGGCGATGAAATCGGATAAACCGGTTGGGAGTCGGCTTGCTCAGCTACGCTCCGACGCTGCTCGGGAGCACGACTCCTAGGATTTGGACACCGCCGCTGGTTACGGGCCGGCCTGGTCCGTGCGGTTGTGGGTGCGCGCTGTCGCCGCGGACGTCGTTAGGGTTCTCAGCGGTTGATTTCGGTGAGAATGTGGTCGGAATCGGCTATTTCCCGTGGCAGCGGTGGCAGCTGATCCACGGCTTGGAACTGAGGCCGGATGGCCGGTTCCGGTTCCGGACAGTGCTGGTGTTGGTTGCTCGGCAGAACGGCAAGACGACGCTGGTCGAGATCAAAAACCTGTGGAAAATGTATGTGCTGCGGGTTCCATTGGTGATCGGAACGGCTCAGAACCTCGATATTTCCGAGGAATCGTGGGATAAGGCCGTCGATATCGTCCTCAGCGTCCCCGAACTGGCGGCCGAGAAGGCGCACATTGATCGGACGAACGGCAAGAAAGCGCTGCGGCTGACGAACGGGTCGCGGTGGAAAATCGCGGCCGCGTCCCATAAGGGTGGCCGTGGACTGGCCGGCGATGACGTCAATTTGGACGAGTTGCGTGAGCATCGCACCTGGGATTCGTGGGGTGCGGTCACGAAAACGACGATGGCGCGTCGTAATGCGCAGATTTGGGCGTACTCCAACGCTGGTGACGACTCGTCGATCGTTCTGAACAATCTGCAAAGCAAGGGCCGCCTGACGGTGGAGGATCCGGAGCGGGATCCGTCGCTGGGTTTGTTTGAATGGTCAGCGCCGGATGATTGCCCGATCGACGACCCTGTGTTTTGGGGTATGTCGAACCCGTCACTCGGTTATGACGGCGGTGTGGGGCTCGACGCGTTGCGGTCGGCCGCAGGAACGGACCCGGAAGGGGTGTTCCGCACCGAATGCCTCTGCCAACGAGTGTCGGTCCTCGACCCACCGGTCATCCCAGCGCGGGCGTGGGCTGCTAGGGGCGGCGCGGTAGGCCCTCCCGACTCGCCGGTGGTGTTCGGCCTGTCGGCGGCGTGGCCTGACGCGGAGATGGGCTGTATCGCGGTTGCTGGTAGGAAGAACGGCGAGACGTTCGTGCAGCTTGTGACCGCCCCGGACGGCAGCGCCGACTACCGCGATGGAACGTCGTGGATGCCAGCCCGGGTGAAAGAGCTCCAGGACAAGTGGCAACCGGCGGCGATCATGCTCGATGATAAGGATCCGGCCGCCCGTGAGAAGGCCGCGCTTGAGGCCGCCGGGGTGAATCTGACCCCGATCACAATGACGCAGGCCGGGCAGGCGTACGGCATGTTGATCAGCGCGGTGATGGGCGACAAGCCGTATCTGCGGCATTACAACCAGCCTGAACTGAACACAGCGCTCGCTGGGGCGGGGAAACGACCAGTCGGTGACGCGCATGTGTGGGCGCGTAAGGGTCCGACAGATATCTCACCGATTGTTGCGGTGACGCATGCCTTGTACGGGTTGGCGACCCGCACCGCGCTGACACCGTTCGTGCTACTGGGATAGAAACCGGGATCGCTCTTCATTTCTGATCGCCCGCCAGCGACACCAAAGCTCGCCATACAACACGCCAGCGCCAAACGCCGCGACAGCTGGAATGACGACGAATAACGCGTCCATCAGCCCACCTTATGCCTTGAGGAGTTGTGTTTGTGTGACGTCAGTTCTTGACCGTGTCCCGGTCAGCCGAATCACCACCCAAGCGAAACAGGTCCACGCCGGTCGTACCGCGTTGACCCTGATCGCTGGGCTGTTTTTTGTGCTGGGTTGGGTGACGTTCAAGACGTTCGCTGTGTTGTGGTTGGCGCTGGTGTGGTGCGCGGTAGCTAGCCGTGAGGGCTGGCGGGAAGCGAAGCGTTCGAAGGTAAGTCGTGGGTCTGCTCGAGCGGGTTAGTTCGCAGGTAGCCCGCAGCCCGGTCGCCGGCCGGCCCCTCAACCTGTCCCTGGACGAGTACGCGTCCTGGTTCTCGTATGGGGGCGCGAATTATCCGCTGCTGCAAACCACCTACAGCGGGATTGATCAGGAACGGATCGCGTGGACCGCGGACGCGGCCGCGAAACGGTCCGGCCCGGTGTTCGCTTTGGTGTTGGCGCGGATGCAGGTGTTTTCGCAGATCCGGTTCCAATGGACCCGATTCAGCGGTGCGCAACCTGGTGACCTGTACGGCACCCCGGATCTGAAAGTGTTGGAGCATCCGTGGCCGGGTGGCACGACGGCTGACTTGTTGGCCCGCATGGAGTGGGACGCTTCCGCGTCCGGTAACAGCTACATTCGGCGGAACGGCGGCACCCTCCATCGCCTCTATCCGGCGTGGGTGACCATCGCGATGGGGTCGCAGGAAGACGCCGCGTCGCCGTGGACCGCACCCGACACCACTGTTGCCGGGTATTTGTGGAATCCGCCGAGCGGTAAGGCCCGGTTTTTCACCCCGGAACAGATTTGTCATTACGCGCCGATCCCTGATCCTGACCGGCACTTCTTAGGTCAGTCGTGGATCACTCCGGTGATGCGGGAGCTGCAAGGCGACCAAGCCGCAACCGAGCACAAATATCGGTTCTTCGAAAACGCAGCGACCCCCAATTTGGCGATCAAGTTCGATCCGTCGATCGGTGTCGACATGGTTCGTCAGTTCAAAGAACTGTTGGAGACTGAGTACCGCGGCGTCGCGAACGCCTATAAGACCATGTTCCTGGGTGGCGGCGCTGATCCAGTGACAATCGGGTCGACGTTCAGAGACATGGATTACGCGGTGGTGCAGGGCCGCGCCGAATCCCGGCTCGCTTCCGACGCAGGTGTGCCCCCGTCGTGGGTTGGGTTCGCTGAGGGCCTCGAGGGCTCAGCGTTGAACGCCGGGAACTTCGGGGCTGCTAGGCGTCGGTTCTCTGACGGGACGATGGCGCATCTGTGGGGTAACGCGGCGTCGTCGTTGCAGCAGATCATGCAAACCCCACCCGGTGCGTCGCTGTGGTATGACGACCGGATCCCGTTCATGCGGGAAGACGCCGCTGATATCGCCACCATCCAAACGCAGGAAGCAGCGACGATCGCCGCGCTGATCCGTGAAGGTTTCGAACCGGGATCGGTGGTTAAGGCGGTTAACAACAACGACTGGACCCTGTTGAAGCATTCGGGTCTGGTGTCGGTGCAGCTGCAACCACCCGGCTCCGGGAAGGTACCTGATTCATCTAACGGTTTTCCGGCTCTGGCCCCGGCCGGGGCGAACGGCAACGGGAACGGAAACGGGGCACGTACATGACGGCACGACGTGAGCGTGACGGCAAAAGCTGGTACCGGATCAGTAACTCAGTCGACGGGCCGGCGCAGATCCTTCTCTACGACCTCATCGGCTACTTCGGGATCTCCGCCCAAGACTTCCTCCACGATCTGGGGGCGGTGAACGGCCCCGTTGAGGTACACATCAACTCGCCTGGCGGGGATGTGTTCGACGCGTTCGCGATCTACACCGCTCTGGTGTCCCGCCCGGGTGTGACCACCGTCGTCGACTCGCTCGCCGCGTCGTCGGCGTCGGTGATCGCGATGGCCGGTGAACAACGGTTGATGGCGAAAACGTCGCAGCTGATGATTCACAGCGCGTGGGCTGGGGTGGATGGTGACGCTGCGGACATGCGGCAGTTAGCCGACCGTCTCGACACTGTCTCGGGGCAGATCGCCGGGGTGTACGCGGACACCGCCGGTGGGCAACCCGACTACTGGCGGGGGCTGATGTCCGCTGAGACGTGGTTCACCCCGCAGCAAGCATTGGAGGCCGGTTTGATCACCGGTATCACCGGCACAGCGCGAGAACCCGCGCCGGCTGCGGTAGCCGCCCAAGCCCCCCACCAACGTGGGGGGCTTCTTAACGCCAACACGTCGATCCAGCCGATCGGTTGGGATCCGGACGGCGACGGCGACGACGACTCCTCCCCGCAAACCGACACCGACCATTCCCATTGGGATGCGGACGGGAACCAAATCAAATCGGTGCCGGGACGGCCGGTACCGGGGCAGCCACCGGCTGAGCAACCAACACCGAACAACGCGGCGCCTGCGCCCGCAACCAACGGAAAGGGAAACCCCATGTCAGATGATCTGGGCGCGCACACCATCGAAAGTCGCCGCGCCCGTATCCCCGAGATCACCACCGAACTCAACGATTTGGCCGGTCGGTACCCGGCGGCGGTGTTCCCGCCCGATATTCAGGCGAAATGGGACGGCCTCGTCAAGGAACGGTCGGAGCATCAGCAAGCGTTGGACGCGGTCGAGCAGCGCAACGCCATTTTGGCGCAGCAGTACCTCGCCGCCCCCAACACCCATGACGTGTCCCTCGCGCCTGTAGTCAACAACGGGCCGCGGCAGACCCCCGGCGCCCCCGCCGTCCACATGCATGGCGATATCTACAACTTGGCTGCGATCCGGCAGCGGGCATCCTCGATGGAGGAACTCCCCGGCCTGTACCGCGACGGCGCGATGCGGGTCATCGAGGACCACAAGTTCCCGGGCGCCAGCAAACTGGGCGCCAGCCGGGAAACGATTCAAGCCAATATCGAGAAGCTGCTATACGTCACCGACGACACCACCGGTGTGGTTGCTCGCCGCATCATCGCCACCGGCTCACCCGAATACCTGCGCGCCTACACGAACGCGCTCAAGACTGGGCGGGTACCGGCCGGGCGTGAAGGCGAAATCCTGAACGCTATCGGTGACGGCACCCAAGGTGGTGGCCTCGCTGTGCCGTTCCAGTTGGACCCGACCGTCAACTTGGTCACGAACGGGGCGATCAACCCGATCCGTTCAATCTCCCGCGTCGAGCAGATCACCGGGAAAGAACTCGATCTGGTCACCACCACCGGTGTCACCGTAACCCGCAAGGCGGAGTTCGCGCCTGAGACAGACCTGTCCCCGACCCTGCTGCAGCCCACCATTCAGCCCAAACGGGTGTCGGCGTGGATCCCGTTCTCCGTCGAATTGGAAGGCGACTGGTCGGGGCTGCAGGCCAACATGATGGCGTTGCTGGCCGACGCGAAAGACGTGGAAGAGTCGAACAGCTTCACGCTGGGTGCGGGTACCGGTGTGACCGCTGGCGGTGTCGTCACACTGCAGTCCGGTGGTTCCCTCATCACCGGCACCGGCGGTGTCGCCACCCTCTCCTTCAAGGACCCGGAAACCCTTGAGTCGGCGATGGCGCCCCGGTTCCGCACCAAAGCCTGCTACATGGCATCCAAAACCACCTACAACAAGTACCGGAACCTGTTCGCCGCGCAGGCCGGGTTCTCCACCGACCCGTGGAACCGGCCCACCCTGGGTCAGCCCCGCGAACTGTGGGGATACCCCGCCTACGAGAACAGCGACATGGTTGGTACGCAGGCCACCGGCGATAAGCCGCTGATCATGGGTGACTTCGCCGACGGCTTCCTAATCGTCGACCGCGTCGGAATGAACGTTGAACTCGTGCCCACCGTATTCGGTGCCGCGCAAGGTAACTTCCCGACCGGTACCCGCGGCTACTTCGCGTGGTGGCGGAACAACTCGACCGTGCTGATCCTCAACGCGTTCCGGCTCTTGGTCGTCGGCTAATCCACATACGGAGCGGGGGCCGAACCCCTCCCCGGCCCCCGTTTCACCCAAGAAAGGTAGGCCGATGGCCGCTGATGACCTTCTGATCGCTGTCGAATCGGTGCTCACCACCGTCGACGGTGAAAACGTCTATATCACTGCGGGGCAGATCGCTGAGGCCGGTGCGGCGATCGTCAAGGGCCGTGAGCATCTGTTCGAACCGATCACCGTCGACTACAAGGCGGAAACCGCTTCGCAGAAGAAGGCGCACGCGGCCGCCGACAAGGCCGCCGACAAGGGGTGACTTATGGCCTCCTTCACTGTTAACCGGGCTAAACACGCCACGTTGGGTGTCGCCACGGTTGATACGGTCACGTTCCCGGTGTTCGGGACGTTGCCGTTCAACCAGCTGTATTTGACGAACCGTGACCCGACCACGCCGATCTTCTTCACCACGGACGGCACAACGCCGACGGTGAACGGGGACGATTGCTACTGCGCCATGCCCGGCGCGACTCTTGCGTTGGCGTTCGTCGGCGGCGGTGCGGTGAAACTGATCGCCGCCGCCGCATCGGCGTACACCGTACAAGCGAGATGAACCTCAGAAAAGGGATTGTCTCGCGTGAAATCCTCCTGCCCAAGGGAGAGTTCCCCCAAGGCTGGACGACATTTGATCTCCGTGTCGAACTTCATCGACTATCCCTCATGCCTGCAGAGCAACGCATCGAAGCCGAGTCCTTCCGTCTGTGGCAACTTACGGATTTGTTCGAACGGCGACAGCAAAACCCCGAATTATTCATTGGATCCTAGGTGGGAGGGCTGAATGGCGATCGTCACGCTCGCCGAAGCCCGGAAACAACTCAACTACGCCGACGACGACATCTCCGATGACGACGAAATCCAAGCCTACGTCGACTCCATCACCGCCGTCGTCGAGGACTACAAAGGCGAAACCATCGAACCAGCGACCGTCGTCGACGAGCTTGAAATTTGGCCGGCCTACTGGTGGCAGTTCAACAAGTTCCGGCTCTGGTCACCACCGGTTATCTCTCTCACCTCAATCGTGTCGTGGGATGGGGCAACGACCTGGAACGTGGCCGATATGCGGGTCGCGAACTCCACATCCGGTTTAGTGCGGATCATGCGCGGGCAACCCGTGTCAGGTCTCGTGGTTGTCACCTACCAAGCCGGATACAGCGTCATCCCAGCCCGGTATAAGCGGGGCGCCCTGGTGATCCTGCAACACATATGGGACACGCAACGCGGCGTCGGGCTTGGTGCTGGCGGTGTTATCGGCCCCGAAGAACTCCACGAACGCGGACTAGGTGGCGCCGGGGCCTCCTTCTATCCCCGTAAGGCTGTGGAGATACTAGGCCCGGGCCGACCGGTGGTGGCCTGAATGGCGTGGGGCACCACCGTCCCTACCGTGAAAGCCGCGTTGGCGTCGATTTTCGATGCGGCCTTGGATGTCACAGTGATGCAAAGCCGCGGCATCGGATCGACAGCGAAACGTGACATTCTTATCGTCGGCTACCAATCCGAGGACGTGCCCGCAGTCGAGGGCCGATTCACCGTCGAAATCATGGGCGCTAATCCTCTCCGCGACCAATATGTGGTCCACAACCGGATCATGGTCGCCAAAGGGTCCGGCGACATTCTGAAAGCTGAAGCCAAAGCGTTCGCCATCCTCGCCGCCGCCGGCTCCACACTGGCCGGGAACTCGCGGCTCAACAACACGCCGAGTGTTTTGATGGCCTCGCTTGGCTCATATTCGCTTGTCCCGGCGCAGACCACAGCCGGTGGGCAAGTCGTTCTCCAATTCGATGTTGATATTGATGCGTACACCACCGTCTGAAAGGCACGCCTCATGGCTCTGATCGCTACCCAACCGTTGGCGTTGCTGCTATCGACGCCAACATTCTCCGCTGTCTCAGCATCAGACACGTTCGCCGCGTCGCAGGGACAGGCATTCATCCTGTACTACATCAACGGCGGCACGGCGACGACCGCCGCTAGCTACGTCTCCGAGAAGGTGGCGATCCAACCGTTCGGATCGGTGCCGGTAGTACCGGCGACCCCGGCAACGAAATGGTCAGACGGTCTGCTGATCGCAACCACGTTCCCGGCGACCACATCCCGATGGTGCGTCATCAACCCGGTCGACAACTACCTATCCGGTGGGCTGGTCACGTTGCTGCACGGCGGCACGCTCACCACCCTCACCATTGCGATCGGCGGACCGTTCTAATGGCCATCCTTAAGCATCCTGACCTGCCGGGAGTGGTTATCAGATACCCGGATGAGGCGGTGCCGATCCTTGAGGCGTCGGGCTGGGTGGACGCTAACCCGCCCGCGCCGAAAGCCGTGGAACCCGAAACGCCTGAAGCACCTAAGTCCAAGTCCAAATCCTGATCGGTAGGAGACCAGCATGTCCGCAACACCCATCGCCCTGCCGAGTGTCTATGTGCCGGTTTCTATCCGACACATCTGCTGGTACCCGGCCGTCGCGAACATCAGCTCGGTGACCCGCGCCGAAATCAACGCCGGCACCGACCTCACCGGGGCTATCCCCTCCGACGGCGTGAAAGGGTTCACGGTGGCAGCCGACTTCGCGGACGTCGCCACCTTCACCGGTGGCCTGACCGCGAAGATATCCAAGAACACGCTCGCCGCGGCCACCTCGTCGCTGGACTTCCTCATGTCATTGACGTCCACCGATGTGCGGCAGCTACTCACCCGCGGCCTGTCCGGGTTCGTTGGGATGCAGTGGGAAGGGGACATCCCCGGCCGGAAACAGACCGTGTTCTCAACCACGATCGCGTCACAATCGCCGGCACCGGACGGCGGTAACCCGGCACGGATCACGATCGAGTTCGCCTTGTTGGCGTTCAGCGAGATGCAAACCATCCCAGCCTGATGGCCGCTGGGATCGAGTTCAAGGTCGACACGACCGACAGCCGCCGGCTCACCGCCGAGCTGCGGGCCGCAGCCCAGCTCCTACCCAACACGATGCGCCAGGGAGCGGCCGCGTCCGCTGTTCCGATCGCCAACGGTATCCGCACCGAGGCAGCATGGTCATCGCGGATACCGGCTGCGGTGTCCGTTCGGATCACCGACACCGGCGCGGCCGTGTCTATCGACCCGAGGATCGCGCCAGAGGCAGCCGCGTTGAACAACCATGACCAGGGCGGTACATTCACCCACCCGGTGTTCGGTAACGAGTGGACGGTGCAGCAGCAGGCCCGCCCGTTCCTCACGGCGGGCGCCCGCCGTGGCCGTATCGAAGCCGACCGCCGTTTCGACGCGTTGCTGACCCGATGGGAACGGAACGCCGGATTCAAATGATGGGACTTGAATGCTCGTAAATGTGATCTATTACGAGGAGAAGTGGGACAACTGGGACTGGGAGGAACTCACCGTTCAGGAGATGCTTCTGATCGAGGAGGAAACCGGGTTCGCCCGCATCCAAGGCCCCGAGTCGCTTCTCGCCTCCGCCTACGCACACGAAGCTAGGGGCGCGCAGGCTTTGATTTGGTGGCTACGAGGGCACAAGGGTCACCCGAAGGCGCTGGGTGAGTTGAAGCCGGGGAAGCTGCGGATTGAGCTGGTCCCGGAAGACCCTTTCGAGGAGAGTTCCGAGGAGACCGAGACCGGCTGATCAAAATGTTCGCCGAGAAGTATCACTGGACCCCTGACCAAGTTGATCAGCTGACCTACTACGACACTCAAGTGCTACTGGGTAGGACGACTGACGATGGGACTGTCACCGAGCCAGCGGGCTAGCCAGTCGTTCGGCACGAAGCTGAGCAGTATGAAGCCCAGGAATGCGCAGCTGAGCACGATGACGAAGCTCCAGAACAGATACGGGGCGATGATCATGTCGGTGTTCCCTTCGATTGTTTAGATACCTGACAGTATGCGCTCACCGCATGTGTTTGCGCAATAGGAGGGGACGGTAATGCCTGACCGCACCCTCCGATACGTCACAACCTTCCAAGACCAAGGCGTGGCAGCGGGACTGCAGCAAACCGCTTCTGTCGGTGAGAAAACAGCATCCCGAATCGGGTCTGCATTCTCGCAACTTGGTGGGCAGATCGGCGGCGAACTCGGCGGCGCCCTCGAAAAAATCGGGGCCGGGATCACCAACCTGGGTGAGCAAGGATCCGACGCAGGGAAAAAGCTCGCCACGTTCGGGGTAGCGACCGCCGCAGTTGGCATTGCGCTGACAGCGTTGGGTGCGAACGGGAAACGCGCTACCGACCAACTGAAAGTCGCGATCGAGGACAGTGGCCATTCCTTCAGCGACTACTCCGACCAGATCGATAAGACGGTTAAGCAGCAGGAGAACTTTGGGCACACCGCGGAAGACACCAAGAACGCGTTACAGAAACTCGTTCAGGCGACTCAGGATCCGACGAAGGCTCTCCAGCTGATGGGCCTGACCGCGGATATCGCTGCGGCGAGACATATCGATCTGGTGGACGCGGCCACGTTGGTGGCCAAGGTTGTTGGTGGTTCCGCGGGTAAAGTTCTCGCCTCCTACGGCATCACGATGCAGAAGAACGCCGACGGCACCAAAAACGTTGACCTTGCTTTGCAGCAGCTGGCGGCGCGGGTGCAGGGGCAGGCATCGGCGTCGGTTGATAACTTCTCCGGCAAAGTTGATGTTGTACTGACTAAGCTGCAGGACTGGGCCACCGAAATCGGGCAGACCATCGGCCCGGCGCTTAGCTACCTCGGCGGTGCCATAGCCGCTGCAGGGAAGGTGTGGCAGTTCTTCCAAGAACGCTCCGCTGCCGCCGCCGCAGCTAACGCCGCTGTCGCCGCCTCGTCGACAGAGACCGCGGACATCGTTATCGCGAGTTCCGCGCAGATGGATGAGGCCATCGGCAGCATCGGCGCCACCAGCCGGATCACCGCAGCGCAATACGTCGCAGCGAGCGCCGCAATCGAAGCGTCCAGCGTCGAGATGGCGGCTACAGCCGAGGGCTCTGCTGCCGCTTTCGACTCTGCGATGGCCAGCCAGGCGGCAGCAGCTAAGGCCACGGCTGCGGCTAACGCGGAGGCTAACGCCAGCCTGCTGTTGCTGACTGGTGGTCTCGGCTTGGCGGCTGCCGCGGTCGCCGCGTTGGCTGTTGGCGCGGTTGTGCTCGTCAAAGCGTTAGGCGACGCCGGGCGGGATGCAGTGACCGGCACATCGGCCGGTATCAAAGAGCTGACTAAGTCGCTGACGGAAAGCGGCGGCACATTCGACACCAACACTCAGAAGATCCTCGCCAACACTTTGGCGCAAGGCGGTTTCATTGAGAAGGCCGCCAAAGCGGGGGTCACCACTAAGGAACTGGTTAACGGTATCGCTGGCACTGACGACGCGATGAAGAACCTGATCGCCACTTGGAAGGCCAACGGCAAACCCAGCGAAGAAACAATCATCCTCGCTAACCGCCTACATAAGGCGTTTCAGGACCAGGCCGCGGCTGGGCAGAAAAGCGCCGACGTGCAGAAGCAGGTAGCCGACGCGGTCACCGGCACCGGCCAGGCCTTATCCGCTGAGGACCAATTCCTGAAAGACAACAACCTAACGGTTGACAAGGCTGCGCAGAAGTACAAGGACGCGAAAACGCAGGCGTACTCGTTCACGTCGCAGCTCGGCTACATGTCGAAAGCTCTGGACACGTTGAGCGGGAACCAGATCAATAGTGAACTCGGGGCGCTTAAACTCAAAGACAGCTTCGCTGGCCTAACTGATCAAGTTAAACAGAACGTTGACAAATTCAACGACCACGGGACGTCTCTTAGCAGGGACACCGTTGAGGGGCGCATCAACCGGGAGTGGGCGCTCCAGCAGATCCAGGCGATCAACCAGCAGGCGATCCAATACGCCACCTCGACTGGCAGCATTAAAAAGGGTACCGACTCGCTCGACACAAACACGGACGCGCTGCGCAAATCGATGTACCAGGCCGGGTTCACCAAAGATGAAGTCAATAAACTGATCGACCGGTATAAGGCCACACCGGGGGAGGTGCTCACATCGATCAGGCAGCAGGGCCAGCAGGCGGTCATCGACGCGCTCGGGGGTCTCGAATACTGGCTGCATCGCATCGCTGACCGGAATTGGGCCGCCAACATCGACATCATCGCTGGGGCGCACGCCGCGCAAGGCGGCCATCCCGCAGCCACGGGTGGGCTGCTTATGGGGCCGGGTGGACCTACCTCCGATAATCTGCTGATCGCCGCCTCACCCGGTGAATACGTGGTGAACGCCGCTGCGGCGGCGCAAAACCTGCCGCTGCTGGATTACATCAACGAAAACAACAACCGGATCAAGGCGTACGCGGCTGGTGGGCTGGTCGGCCACCTGAACTTCAGTGAAGCGGCCGCAATCCACGTCAACATAGCTGCGGCCGAGCAGCAGGCGCGGGACGCTGCCCGCGCGTCGTTCGGTGGGGCGGGCGTCCCGGGTAACTTCTCGGGTTCGTTGCTGAGCTGGGTTTTCGGTGCGGAGGACGCCACCGGCACCCCCGCGTCGTGGACCGCAGCAATCCTGCGCCGGATCATGTTCGAGTCCGGCGGCAACCCGAACGCGATTAACCTGTGGGACTCCAACGCCGCCGCCGGGGATCCGTCCCGCGGTTTGATGCAAACCATCGGCTCGACGTTCAACGCCTACCACCAAGCTGGAACGTCCGGGAACATTTACGACCCGGTAGCGAACATCGCCGCCGCCATCAACTACATCAAGAGTCGCTACGGCAGCATTTTCGCGATCGATCCCCCGGTTCAGGGTTACGGGGATGGCGGGGTTGTTGACCGGACGGGGCTCGCCTACCTGCATCGTGGGGAAACCGTGACCCCAGCGGGTCGCCCCGCCGTTGTTGAACTCGGCCCCAGGTCGCTGCAGGCGTTGGCGGAACAGATCATGATCATGGACGGGGAGAAGGTGGCCCGGGTCGTCACGAAGCGGCAAACTGATTACGCGCAGCGCGGCGGACGACGCTGATGGCTATCACAACGCTTCGCCCTTCGGGCATCGTCATTCAAGCCTACGGAAACGTGACGGTCACCGGGGCGGCGAACGCTACCGCCGCAGTCAACGACAACTCCGACGCGTCCTATATCAAGGGCTCCGTTGACCGGATGTATATCCGTTACACCCTTGACGACATTTCGTTGACCGCGACGCAGCGGGTCCGGTCAGTGGGGATCCGTATCCGCAACGCGAAGGACTCCTCCGGGACTGGGTACCAAGCCACCCAAACCGTTTTGAATATGGGTGTGCCGGGGCAGCCGTCCATCGGCGGGCTCACCAACTCGCGTGGCCTGACCAGTATCGGCACCACCCCCGGCCCGTTGTGTTACGCCGCGCCCGGCGGCCTGGCATGGACCCAAGCCCTCGTCAACGGGTTGCAGGTTCAATGCATGTGGTTCAAAGCGTCCGGCACAGCTGGCTGGCAACGGGTCCACGAACTGTATGTCGATGTTGACACGAATGATCAGCCGTCGGCTGGCGCGGTCACGGTCACGAACTTCACCAACAACGCCCGCCCCAACATTGCCTGGGTTTACACCGACGCTGACAGCGACCCGCAGTTCGCGTTCCGTGGAAAGATTTTCGACTCAGTCACGTATGGTGCGGCCGGGTTCAGCGCCGACACATCCACCCCGGTGTATGACACCGGGGACGTGGTGGGGGACGCCACCAACTTTGATTTGACCTCGGATCTGCAGCAAGGCGTCACCTACAAAGCGTGGGTGAAGGCGGGGCAGGCGTGGCCCGGGCCGCAAGGCCCCATCTGGTATTCGGTGTGGAGCCTCTCGGCGCCGTTCGCGCTTGTGTTCTCCGCCCCCTACACCCCCACCCTGACCGCCACCTTGTTGACGGGGACGCAGAACTACCGCACCTCGCTAGCTGTGACCGCGCCGGTTAACGTGCTTACCTCCGACGCCGCATCCTTCGAGAGTTCGGTCGGTGGCTGGATCGCCTCAGCGAACATGGCGGGGCCGACCACAAACACGACGGACGCGGCGGACGGAACCCATTCACTCACCCTGTCGTCATCGGCGGCGGGGGACATGGTGGCCCGTGGGCCAGCTGTCTCGGTTGACGGCGGTACCAGCTATACCGCGCTCTGCTCGTTCCATGCGGCGACGGCTGGCCGGTCCTGCAATGTGGGTGTCAGATGGTTCTCCATCACCGGCGCGGCGATTGGTGCTGACGTGTACGGCGGCAATATCACCGATGTGACCACCGCCGGTGTTTACACCCAAGCCTCCCTGGTGTCGTCGGTGGCGCCCGGTAACGCGGTGACCGCATCCGTGTTGGCGAAGGTGCAGGCCACCGCCGCGGGTGCTGAGGTGCACCGCATCGACAAAGCGTCCTTGGCGGTCACTAGTTCCACGTCGTGGACACCGGGTGCGACCAGCACCGCGCACACCCTCTACCTGGAACGTGGGGAGCGGGTGTCGCATCGCCGTGGCCCGGCCGAGAACTGGGCCCATTCGCAGGTCGCGTCGGGTGGGTCGGTGCTGCAGGATCCCACGTACGGCTTCAAGTGGGACATCACCAAGGACCTAGCCGAGTGGATCCCGCTGGACAAGACCCTGACCGGTGGCAGCCCGTACGGGATGGTGCATTGGTCGCCGCGTGACCCCGCGTCGAGTGTCACGATTCTGCGGATCGGGTCGTCGCAGAACAGCCCGGAAACCGACTGGAACTTCCCTGTTGTCGCCGGCTCGACACATGCTGGCTCGTTCTGGGCGTGGGTCGCCACGGGCACCCTCGCGGTCACACCCAAGATTGAATGGTTGAACGACGACGGAACAGTCAACTCCACCACCACCGGCGGCACCCCCACGTTGACGACCACACCGCAGCAAATCCTCATCACCGGAACCGGGGCCGGCTCCAGTGCTCGGCTGCTGCTGCAAAACAACACCGGCCTCAACACCGCCGACATTTATGTGACCCGCGTCGGCTGGGGGCTAGGTGCAGCGGCGTTGGATGACCGGCCGGCGTCGGGCGGGCCGTTGACGTGGTCGCCGGTTCGGTTCGCCGAATCAGCTACAGCAGCAGCCTTGACGTTCGGCCTGAACTCGGGGCAGGCCCGCACCTTCACCGACTTCGACGTACCAACCGGCCGGCCGTTGCTGTACCGCACCCGGATGGGATTAGCGGTAGGCAGCGTCACCGTGATCAGCCCCAACTCTGCCTATCAGACGATGTTCACCACCTTGCCGACCCGCACGTTCCTTCGGTCGGCGACCGACCCAACGTTGGGGTGTGTTGTCTATCGGTCGGAGGGGCAGTCGGTGGGTGGCCCAACACCGACGTTCAGCCGCGCCGAGGATGCCGCGATCTTCCACCCGCTCGGCCGCGATGGCGGGCCGGTCAAGGTAAGAGACTGGGTTGGTGGCGAGGATGGTGAGCTGATCGCGGTCACCACCAGCGAGAAGCAGGCGCAACGACTCGACGACCTCGTCAAATCGTCCACGGTTTTGCAGGTGCAGTGGGCTCGCGGCGGACTGTCCTACGTTCTAGTCACTGCCCGACCCTACGACCAGGACACCTACTCGGTGCCCTGGATCGATGTCGATGACACTCTGGTCAACACCTACCTCGACTACCGAGTGTGGTCCATCTCTTACGTCGAGACGACTAGCCCATAATGTGGGGAGTCTCATCCCGATTCCTGGCCACCTTGGCGCATTCGCATGAACGCCGCGTCTACATAGAGATTTTGCGTGACGGGGTAGTAGTCCAAACATTGAACTCAACCACCCTGCCCGACCCGATCACAGGCGCCCTGGTGCAGTCGATCGGCGGCACCGTTCAAGTCGCCCGCACCGCCGTGCGCCGTTCCGGGACGATCAACTTCCTCGACATCTCCGCTAACGCTGACGCCAACGACGTCCTCGACATGTTCCCCACCTTGGTGACGGAGATCCGGCCCTGGCTGGGGGTCAAATATTGGGACGCCACCCCGGCTGAGGCCAGCCCGTACGAGTATGTGCCGCTCGGGACGTTGGTTGTGTCAGGGGTGGACACGTCGAGTTTTCCGCAGGTGACGGTGCAGTGCTATGACCGTATGTGGATGGTGGGCCCATTCACC